CCAACATTCACCAACTCTTGAATCTTACTATCTAATGACTCTGCAGTTTGGACTTCTGGTTCTAAAGAAGAAGAGTCAACAGAAACCCTATTATCAGTAGTAGCATAATCTTCCATGTCACCAGTATCATCATCCCCAGAATCGGAATTACTAGTATCAATATCAGTCCTAGAGCCATCCATCCCAGAATTTTGACCGTCAAGTTTAGGGTCTTGTTGAATAGGTTCTTCTTTTTTTTGTTGCTCTTTACAATACTCATATAAAACTAATGCTGCTTTTTTTACATCATCAAAGGTTTCACACCTCTCAATCATTTCGATAATCGGTTTTTCATCAACTGAAAATACCACAGGGAGAAAGTTACCAATCTTGAAAAATAGATTAGTCCTATCAGCAAGATTAAAATTAGTAATATCTTCACCATCTATTCCAAAGAAATCTTCACTATGTAGTTCATTATAACCATTATAGAATGTCTTAGCAAGTCCCATATACCTGCGCTTCATCAACTTCTCAATCCGGGCATCCTCTACAACATTAACGAATTGAGGAGGAACTTTAACATCTAATGTCCAATCCTCATCAGGAGTATAGAGTGCATGTCCCACCTCGTGCCCCACCAGAAGGTCATATACAGTATTGCTTGCCTTCTCCCAAAGAGGTAGTGTAAGAACCCGTGTATGGACGTTAAACTGGGCACTGGGGACCTGTTTGTGCTCTACCATCAAGTCCTCAGTAGCAAGAAGTTTTGCTAATTGGGACTTGATTTCTTGCTGGACAGCCATGCTTTTGTTTCGTATGAACCTATTATACAAAAAAAATCCCCGCATAAAGCAGGGACTATGACACTTATTTAATTGTCCAGGGAGTTAATCTAAAACCTCCCTGCAGATGCGCTTGCATAATTGGGCATTGTCATCGCACTCTGTTAGACACTGAAAATAATCATTTACTGCCGACTCGTGGCTTGTTTCCTGAATCTCTTCTACTTTACTTTTCCAACCGGCCAATTGATTATGGGATACTAAATTGTGCTGCATGATGACTTCTCCATTCTTTAAATTGAACATCATAACCAAGTTTGGTTACATCTTGCTCTCCAATTCTACTACTATTTAGTCAGGATACCAACACAAAACAGGTTCGGTTTTACAAAAATATAATGCCTACGGGTTTATACCCATAAAAAAAGCACCCTTGAGTTTCCTCTTGAGTGCTTGCCGTCGTGCCTTTGCTTGACGTAATGCTTGCGGTTTAAGTTTTCGTTTTTGCTCCTTTTTGGAGTGATGAAAGCGATTTGGAACTAACATTTTCTGCTATCTCATTAAGATGGCGGTCACTTCTAGGATCGGTTGCTAAAGTCATTCCAGACTCATGAAATAATTCACCATAATCAACTGGTCTGCGAGTGTGGATAGAGTTTTTCAATGTCCTTCCTATAGAGGTTTCCAACATTATGTAGTAGTTTAGCACTCCTTTCCAGCTTATTGGACTCATTAGTGGTCAGTTCTTTATATGGCACATCCTTTACCTGAAACTCCACTCCAAGTATCTGACTCATCCAATTATTAAAATCAATTCCAAATCCATCCTCAAATCTCCATACATTAGTTTCCTTAGAAATAAAATCTAATTGTGAACGAAACCAATTAAGTCCTTCTGGTAGAGGAAAATTATCAAGCATTGAATGAAACATCATTAAATCTTCCATCTCTTCTTGACATTCCCCATACATTCTTTTTAGAAAAATAGATGCAGAAAAAAATCTATCAATAGGATTTCTGACAATTGTAATATGAGGTATTCCCTTTACATCCAAATACTTTTCATACAATTCTCTATGAAAATGTGCTACCTCAATTCCATCAATACTATTCCAAATCTTATATTCAACCTGAAACCCATTATATTTAAAATTCTCTTCAAGAAATCGTCCAGCAGTTCTTGGGATATGAATGAATAAAAATCTCTTCCCCGAAGAATGCTTATAAGTAGCCATTAACTCATCATTCTACTAAATCCTTTAATCTTCTCAAACTTAATACAATTCTCAAATTTATCATCCATTCCAGTCTTATGAGAAATCACAAAGATATTTGCATCCTTAATCACAAAGCGAATAATCTTTAAGAACTCTTCTGTTCCAAATCCATCCAAAGAACTATCAAACACCTCATCCATAATTAGAAGATTTGTATTAACAGAATTCTTAAACCTTGCTACCTCTCTCCAAGTAAACAAAAGTGATAGGTCTATTCTCATCTTCTCTCCCTCGCTGAAAGAAGCATAAGAAAAATCTTCGTGTATTGGGGACTGGACGGTTTCGTTAAACTCCTCATCAAGTGTGAAGTTTATATAGAAGTCCATCATCTGAAGATAACGGTTAACTTGCTGATTTATCAGCGGTAGATACTTCTTAATGATTTTGGATTTAACTCCACCGTCTTTAAGTAAACCATACGCAAAAACGTGATAGTTTATAGTGTCCTTCTTTGAAGCTAGTTCGTCGTATGTAGTTTTTAAGTTGTTTTTGAAATTTGCTAAGTGGTCATGCTCAGTATTTCTGTTTGCAAGTTGGTCGGTAATAGTTTGAACTTCCGATTCCAGATCTCTGATTTGTCGTTGACAGCCAGCGATCTTAGTATGGTTTTTAGAAATGCCATGCGTTAATGTTGTGATCTCCTTAGATAAAGCTTTAAAATGATGCTCTCTCTCTTCTTCGTTTTTAATTGCCTCCTCTAGTTCTTTATAACCAGATTGCAACTCCTTTGCTTTAGTTTGAGCATCTTCAATCCTATTTATTCTGAATCCCTCCTCAATTGGTTGAGTACATGTAGGACATGTTACATTATCAGTAAAGAACTTATGCTCTTTAGTAATCGTTGCTACCTTATTAGAAATCTTACCTTTTAATCCAGATAACTTACGAAGTTTCTCTGCAGCACCATCACTCTGAGTTCGCATCTGTGTATATCCTACTACTTCACCTTCATAAAATTCATTATCCTTTATTAACTTTGCTACAGACTGATCAAGTTCATCAATCTTAGTATGCTTATTCTTTATATTCTCCTTACCACGACTTTCAAGTTCTTCAATAAAATTCTCTTGCATCTTTACTTTATCATTAAGAGATTCTTTCTTAAGTTCTAAAGTTTTAATTTCATCCTTAATCAAGCGAAGTTTATCTTTAATCAAATTACTCATTGAAGAAAAGATTTTAATATCTAAAAGGTCTTCAATAACTTCTCTACGATTAGTAGCAGTCAATTGCATAAAAGGCACAAATGTACTACTACCAAGAATTACAATCTGTGTAAAAGACTTATAGTTCATCTTTAATACATTCTGCTCTAACCACTTTTGCTGGTCTACTGCAGAAGCAAATTGATCCAATAGAGCATCATTTCTCCAAATCTCAAAGATATTTGGTTTTATTCCTCGCACTACTTTCCATTCTGTTCCACCCAAAGAAAATTCTACTTCAACTTTACAATCCTTCTCATTAGTAGAATTAATTAACTGAGGTTTGTTTATACGCCTAAAACTTTTTCCAAACAAACTAAAGGTAAGTGCATCTAAAACTGTGCTTTTGCCTGCCCCATTAGTTCCCACAACCAAAGTAGTTGAATGTTGGTCTAAATCAAGTTCAATAAATTGATTGCCGGTACTTAAGAAATTTCGCCAGCGAATCTTTTCAAACAATATCATTTTCAGTAATTGGGGGGATTACAATATCATTGGGAGTTATAACAACATATTTGTAGTCATGATTCTCACAAGTCTTTATCATTATTTCATCTTCAACTTCAATCACATGCATCTCTGGACTTCCATTTTCTTCTAACATCATAGCAAATCTAATGGCATCATCCTCTTCCTCAAACAGATAAAGGATTTGATCACCCTCATCATCAGTTACTGAATATGCACCCTCAGTTTCTTTTCCCTCAATAGTTAAAATATACATCTCAAATCATTTCACAAGCTTCTTGATATACTTCTTGCAGCATTTTCTGAATAGTTGATTTATCAAGATTTACATCTGCCTCCTCAATATATCTATTAAGGATAGACATCGTATCTTCTGATTCAAATTCATCAGAAGCATCTTTAGAATACCATCCGCTAAAATCAAAATTTTCAACAATCTTAAGATCATTAACTCCAGATGCATAAAGTTTATCAATAAACTTTTCAAATTGAATTTGATCTGTCTTTTCCTTTACTATAAGTTTTACAATCTTATCTTTATACTCTCTGGTATCAAATGTTTGATAAGGAGTATCATTATAGAAAATTTTATAAAAAATACGATAAGGATTATTGACTGGAGTATGTTCTAAAGTTTCAGTATCAAAAATATGAAATCCTCTTGTCTCTCCTACATCATTCCAAAACATCTCATAAGGATTTCCCAAGTAAAAAACTTTACCATTATCAGATCTTATATGAAAATGTCCCGAATAAACCTTCTCAAACTTATCAAATATTTTTACATCAGTTCCATGTTCCATTACATGTCCATGAGTAGCATTAAAACCATTAAGTTCAAGATGTCCCATTACAATTGAACTATCTGTCTTTTTAATATGATTACATATTTCTTCATGATTTTCTTGATTAATCCAAGGCACAAAAAGAACTTTTAAATTATCTAACTTAACATCACAAGAATTAGCATATATAACGACATTCTCATACTCACGAAGTAATAAATCTACGGCATTTACTTTATTACTATTTTTATAATAAGCTGTATGATTTCCTACAATAGTATGAACCTTACAACCCATCTCCTTTAAAGGATCATAATAATTATTCTTTGCCCATGAAAGAGCAGAGAAATCAATACCCTTGCGGCTATCAAAGGTATCTCCCATATCAACAATCGTAGTAATACCTTCCTTCTCTAATGTAGGAAAGAAAATATCATTATAGAACTTCAGAAAATAATCATGAAAAAGTTTTGAATTCTTTCTGGCCCCTATATGCTGATCGGTAATAATGGCAATCTTCATTCAGTTATTACGAACTTTACTATGCACTGCGTCTTTTATGCTATTATAATCTGAATAATTACTTCCGTCAAGTGTATTGTTATCATCAAACACTTCACTATATCCAGACCTTTCAATAATCTTATTCTTAATTTCTAACTGACGCTTCTCTCTTTGAATCCTACGAAGAAAAGCATAATGAATAATCTGAGTGAAGTATGCAAAAGGGTTCTGAGATTTCTCTGGGTTAAAGTTATGAATGTATTGAACGCAATTCTCAATACCATCCGAAATCATATCCTCCTTAAACATGTAATTAACAAAGTTTGGTTTAAAGGAAAGATGATTAGCAATCTTTAAAAAGCACTCACCAATATATCTTGGAATAACTGGTCTTGGTTTTCCTTGTATCTCAGCAATTTCTCTATCTTCTCTATATCTAATTAAAGCAGCAAGAAACTCTTTATTATTAACATAGTGCTCAGATCTTTTTCTCTTTGCCATAGTTCCCGGCTTCAACATAAGTATATCTCATCATATGTAGGTATTTTAACATCTAAACAAATACTTGACAAGTTTTAAAAATCAAGTAGACTAACTCTGTCGGGGTTGATAGGATTGGTTTAGCTACTCTTAAAGATGTTCTCTAAAACCTTTTTGGTATCATTAACATTCCCGAGATATCCCATTCTTCTATTAATTCTAGATCTATTAATTGCATCTTTGTCAGATTGCTTAACAAAGTCTTGATACATCATAATCATTTCTATATCACTAGATTCTGAAAGAGTAAGAACATCATTCATATTAATAATAAAAATATCATCTGTAGTAGTTTTTAACCATGGCTCTACTTTATATCCTACTGTACCTTTTCTTCCTGTAATTTCAACAATTGTAATAGGACTATGGACTAGTAGCATTGTTCTATTATCTTCTTCAGAAGCAGCTACTTTTGCAAATATTTCTTCACCAGATTTAAGTTTAATTGTTGAGTAAAAATCGTCTTCAATCATATTATTTCCTTAGTTGTATTGTGATTATTTCATAATTAAAGTTTTCTTCATTATAAATTTTAATTCTTTCTATGAAATGATTTAGGGTATAATTCTTTTTGGATCTATAAGAGCAGTCATCTGCTAAGTCGTACAAGATTGCTTTGATTTTGTTTGATCCTTTTCTGAGAACACGCCCGATGGATTGGAGGTTTCGTATGCGGGATTTGGAGGGGGAAGCAAACACAACATTATGAAGATTGCAAATATTAATGCCTGTTGAGAAAGTCCCGTAAGATGCGACAATAATTGCGTTGTTTTCATTTTCAGTAATTTCTCTAACCAATTCTCTTTCTTCAGTATCAACACCACCATGAATAAAAAATACTTTTCTATCACCTCGCTTATTTGTATTTATTAAATCGTATAACACTGCTCCATGAGCTTCTACTCTACTATACAGTATAAGTGTATTACCTTTTAAGTCTAATGACAAGTTTGCAATAAATTTATTTCTTTTTTCATGTGAAATAAGATATTCAATTTCATCATTATAAGTTTCAAATTTCTGAGGAGGATGTTTAAGAATAAGACATTGAATATCTAACTGAGATAAATGTCCTTGCTTCATTAATTCATCTGTTTTGGTCACCTTATATGATGGTCCAAACAGTCCCTCTAACACCCACTTATGCGTCTGTGTGCCGTCTAAAGTACCAGTGAATCCAAACCTATACTTGGCATGGTGTAACTTGGTCATGATGTTGATTAGGGACTTACTCTTAAATAGGTGGGCTTCATCTCCTATAACTACATTGTAATCTTCAAAGAAAGAACGATTTAGTTTATAAATTGATTGCCATGTTGTGATGGTAACAGGATATTCATTTGTTTTTTCTTTACCTGAATATATGCGGTGACAGTATGAATCAGCATCCCAACCATAATCCAGAAAATCCTTATACATTTGCTCTACAAGAGATGTCGTTGGGACAACTAAGAGTATTTTTTCGTGCTTATCAATGTAGTACCTTACTAGAGAGTAAATCATCAAAGATTTGCCAGAGGCAGTGGGACTTATCAAGAGCTTTCGATTATGTCTTAATGCATCGTATACTCCCTCAACTTGATAATCACGAGGAGAATGATTACAAATAGCAGTCATATAATCCTTGACGCCTTGACGTGATATTCCCTTGTTTACTTCAAATGGGGTTCCGTAATATTCGTTATTGGTAAACTCATATGTATAATCATGTCTGTCACAAAAAGAAACAATCTTATCTAAGAGTCCGCAGTAAATTTCTCCTGTTGCTGTGCTGAACAGGCGAATTTTTCCATCCCAATATTTCTTTTTGTATGCTGGAGAAAACTTTGCACCTTCCACGTCGAAAGTGAAGTGATCTGAGAGTTCCATACAGACGTGAGGTTCTGCTTGTATATGGAGAAAAACCTCATTCTTCTTTCCTATAACAACATCAGTCCTCAAACGAATCCATTACATCTAGGATTATTTATTTACCCTAATCCAGAGTTAAATCTCATAAATTCAATACTAT